CTGTGCGGTCTTTGCCGCTTCCAGGGCCTCACTGTCCTTTTGCGCTTGGGTCTTTAGACTGTCCAGGGACTCCTTGGCCTTCTTAACGCCGTCCTTGTCATTGATATCAATTCCCAGGTCCTTCAACACAGATTGTCTACCCTGCCGCTTCTCATTGGCAAGCATCCGATTAACTTCCTCTTGCGTGAAGGTCTTAGGAGCCGGGTTGTTACCACCGGGATTACTTTCACCTTCTCCACCTTCACCATCGGCGAAAAACTGTAAGCCAATCCATTTTAACTTAGACTTGTCCATAATATCCTCCATAGTCTCTCCTAGAATAATGCTAGGTCATATTAAATCCGGTTTATTGCACATCCGGTAAACTTTACAAAGTAATTATACATCTAATATAGGAATACAACAATACGTCATTTTACCACATAAGGAAAAGACCCTAGACTGTAGTAGTCTAGGGCCATTCTCACTTATCTTTTTCGTACAGTTTGCAGTCCCCACCGTCAAAAACCTTGAGAGGCTTTATATCCTGGTATTCAGCGCAAATATCAGTTCTTGGGCATCTGTGCTTGCAGTCTTTACAAATTAGGCCCTCCAGCTTGATAGCCTTGGGGAAACCTGTTCCGCTAGTCCATTCAAATTTGTTCATGGGTATACCTCCTTTGAGGCTAGTATACCACAAGAAACAACAAATTGCAACATTTATTTTAGTAGTTCCATGTAAATCGTGACCTTGTTCCCAGAACCCGGTTCACAGTCCAGCACCCGAAACTTGGAGCCACATTGCACCAAGAACTCTTTTTCGCCCTTGTGCGTGCTGTAGGGGTCAACATAGACCCCTTGTGTACCTTCCGGCACATAGATTCTATAGGTTACGTTACCACTAAAACCGCCGCCCTTGAGGGGAGTGGTAGATAGGAACCCTTCATCCCCTGCGATGGACCCAATAATACTGTCACGGTTTTTCTCTGCCCAATCAGCTAAAGAACCCCCATCTACAGCCTCTTGCATCCCTTTTGGATTACCTAACATACCAATTAAGCTCTTCTCATCTGAGCCACGTCCCACCGTGATAGCCTCCTTTGTGGAGGCATTAGATAAGGCACTCTTACAATCTACAATGTCATCCAGTGTCTTGGGTGTATTTGATTGCCGGATACCTCTAAGGTGCATATTCATAGCCCTATAATAGGCCCCTGTATAGTCCTTGACGGCTGACTTTTGGCTCCCGGTCAGCTTCCCCCACCAGGAAGCACTCTCTTTGACTAGACCCTCTTCAAAGGTTGCACTTGCTTTTTGGGTGGAGAACATAGTGTTGAGGGTTTCCTTAGTTAGTCCGCTTACAGCCTTTGTAACCGCTTTCACCTTCTCAGCGGTTGGGACAACCCCTTTTCGAACCGTTGCAAGTTTGGAGTTATAAAACTTCTCCATGACCTGGTATGGGTGAGCATCGGACCAACTACCACCAGCCGCCTTTAGTAGGCTGTCTTGTTGGTTGAATGTCAGAACATGGGCATATTCCGTGAAATTCTTGGGCATATTGGTAGGGCTATACCCCGCTGAGGAAAGAAACTGTTTTTGCAAGCTGTTAAAGACCGGTTCCGCCTTGTTCCCGGTCATGTCGGTGTACCATATGTCTAGTTCCGGGTCATCCGCACCCTTGACCCAATCTGCAAGCCTGCTTGCGATATCATCCATACTGCCCGTCAAATCAGCTATAAAGGTGCATCGTCCGTTTGGATGGTCAAGAGGTAGCTCCCCCTTGGCGTACTTCTTTCCGTTCCGGTCAGCACAGATAGGACAGGTCCGGGACCCTCCACCAGATTGCCAAATATACCCATCAACAAAGGGATTTTTCTTGCAAACCCGCTCCAAACTTTGCTGATAGGCATGGGCTACCATAGTACGGGCCAGCCGCTGGGAATTATACTCCACCTTTTTACTGGTGCCGGGGTAAACTTTGCTCCAGTCCCATTCTTTCTTAGCTGAGGGGTTTACATAGCTCTCCAGGTCTTTGGCAATGGCATATGCACTCTTGTTTGCCGCCACACCCTGAGCCACAACCTTAGTAATATCTTTTTGGGTTTTGCTCACGTTGGACCATATAGCCCCGCTCAGGCTCCAGTCACCAGAGTATAGTTTTCCACTTACTAGGCTGTTTACCACGTCCCTAGGGACGTTAGAGTAGGCCCCAGAGATGCTAAACCCTGCTTTTTTGGTCAAGGTCTGTGCATCGGATACAACCCCCTCAGCGGCTTTTTTAGCTTGCTTCTTGACCTCTTTTTCCAGCCCTACCCCGATGCTCTTATAGGCTGAGTCAAGCTGTTTAGTCAGCTTGGATAGATACTGCTTTTCGATTTTTTGGGAGGTCGTTCCCTCTTTGGGTATTGCAAGCATCTGCTTCCTACTGTCCAGGTATACCTTTCTATATAAGTTAGATATTTCGTCCTCTTGCTCTTTGGTCAGGTCCTCCCTGATTTTTTCCGCATCAGCTAATTTCCACTCTGCCATATTCTCACCCCTAAACTGTAACCAAATTGTAATCAGAAAAGTCTTGCTTTTTGTCGCAGTATGTAGTATTATAATCTCACAAGGTAAACAACACGAACTAATGGAGGTAACTACAATGACTAAGAAGTTTATCGAGAAGGTCCTTTATCTGTGCATCGTGGACACAAAGAAGTACCGTTACGTTGCCAACTGGGACAATGAGGGCAACCCCATTATCAGCCGTCTCCCTATCGAGTACCTGGACACCACAGCCGCCCTTGATGGTTGGGAAGTCTGCTACCACCCCGCTACTAAATAAGGAGGAAACCATGTACAACGTCCTCAGCATAAACGGACAATCCACCGTGATAGGCAGTGTCCACGACTTCGAGAACCTGACCTTCCAGCACATGGGGGAGGAAGCAAGCAAGTGGATAACCAGCTATGTCACAGACTTGCAAGATGAACTAGCACGGGAGAAAGCCGATACAAACAATGACATCCGCATCTATGAGATGGAACTAGAAAGCAATATGAGGGCTTTCCAGGACCTCAAAGACGAAATAGAGCTTATGCAAGACCTCTTGCAAGAAAAGCACACTTCCAAGAAGAAACTGCAAGAAATCCTGCAAATCGTGTCCACAATCATCAACAACCAAATCTAAGGAGGACCAACCATGAAAACCGTGTATGACGTCAAAAGAGCCATTGATCCTGACCTGTACGTGAACCTTGTCCAGGAGCTTCAAGCCCAACAGAGAGCGAAAGAGGCCCAAAGGAAGGAAGCCTACTCCAAACGCAAACCACAGAACAAGTGGTCCACAGTGTTCCCCCTCTGCAAATAAGGAGAAACCCCGCCTGATTGGGCGGGGCTTTTCTTTTGTCACTTTTTCACCATACTGTTCAGTTTAGAATTGTAACTCTTGTAAGTGGTCTCTTTGGCACTGTTATACATTTCTTTAGCTGTGGACACAATCTTAGCTCTAGTATCCTTTTTGGTCTGTCGCAGTTCCTTCACCTTTGCCCTGAGACTAGCCTTTTGGGATTTGTCCGCCGTCTTAATCTGTTCCTTGAGCTGGTCAATCTGTGCCCCAATCTTCTCATTCAAAGAATCAATCGTCTGTGTCTTAGCTTCCGTGATACTTTCCTTCTCATCTGCCAAATCAGACTTTAGACTTTCCCAATAGGTCTTTAGTTCTGCCCGTTGCTCTTTGGTCAGCCCTTTACCGGAGGTAGACTCCTTTTTCAAAGTGGCTGTGGTCTTTGTGGATTCCCCATCCTCTGAACTGGTCCCACCCTCTTCACTTTGGGCCTTTTTCCGTCCCTTTAGTTCACGGTGCTTCATGTAGTATTCATGGGCGTAACTAGCATCATAGGCCATTCAGTAACGCCTCCAGTTCTGCAAAGGAGTTTTCAACCTTCCGGTCACTGTCTAACTCTTCGTCCTCTAGTTCGTCCCCTTCAAGGTCCTCTTCCTCACCTTCTAGGTCCTCTTCGCCATAGGAGGGCATACCACCGTTACCATAGCTATCTTCCAACATTTCCCGCTCCAGGGCAATCTGCTTTAGCTCCTGCATAGCCTCAGTATCGGTGAGGTTCCGCCACTTCTTCATATAGGCCATCTTAGACATGGTTTGTGCGTTGACTTCTGCAAGGTCTGTTTCCTTTTCGTCTGCTTCGTCATCGGGCAGGGGGTATTGATTGTCTACCTTTACCTCATAGGTCACATCTGGGACGGCCTCGGAGGTGTAAGAGGACGCACTAGCCGGGTAGAGCTTTGCACCCTTAATCAACAGGTCCACGATGTTTTTAAGGGCGGGTCTCCAAGCAAGCATTTTCTCATCACACCGGACGATTAGAGGCCAGTATATTGCCTTTAGGGTCTTACCGCTGGACACAACACCCTTTAGGGCATCTGCGCTCGTATCGGGCACATCTAAGGTCTCATACATAGCAGAGCGGATACGGGACAGGGTAGAGTTGACAGCGTTGGTGTAACTTAGGCTGGTCTCCATCATGCCTACCTCACCTGTCACACCATCGGGGGCGTTAGGGTCAGAGGCAAGGTCCCAGAAGGCACCGGGGGCAATACTCAGGCTCTTAGTGGTGGCAGGGTTTACGTCCATAGCCCACCGGATAGGATTCATGCCGCACCGCTCAGAGTCAATGTCACCATTGGAAATGCGGGAGAAATAAGACTCACTCTCTTGCAGTTTGGCAACGTCACTGGACCCGTCAAGGTCCCCAGTCAGGCCATCGTTGATGATAACACCAGCGGGAATGACCCCTACAAACTTTGTGGCTCTGTCAGGGGTAATTTCCTCCACCAGCTCACCCAGACCATTGTACAGGCTCTCATTTATCCAGCATACACCATTGTCATTGAGCCAATACTTTTTCTTGTAAACCCGTTGCTCTGCCTTATTTTGGCTGTCCCGTGTAGTGTAAAAGGTTGTAATCTTTGTGATTTTGGAGGTATCTGCCGGGTCAGTGTCAAACACAAACTCCAGGCTAGGAACAAAGTCAACCATTATTTTCCGGTTTACCTCATCAAAATTGACAAAGTAGGCTACACGCTTGCCAATAAAGCAATCCTTAGCCGCTTTGACTAGCTTGGAGTATAATCCAGTAGCCTCAAACACATTGTCAATGTAGGATTGCAAGAGGGCGGTCTGTGCCTGAGCCTCCTGT